TTATAAAATTGAAACTGAAGGTGGATGTAAAGGAATAACGGGTCAAGCATTAAGAAAACAAGGAAAACAAATTGAATTTATATCGGACTTTGAACCAATTAACTTTTTAAACGTTTTGCCTATTTTATTTGAAAATAAAAAAATGAATGCTTATATTTTTTGCAATAAGGATTTATTACCAGATTATTTATTTTGGGCTAAAGAAACGGGATATTCATTTAATGTTTTAATTTGGAAAAAGCCAAACGCAATTCCGATTGGAGATTCTCACAGACCAGACATTGAATACTTACTTTTATTTAGAAAGTCCGCAATTTGGAATAATGGATTAAAAGATGTTAATTATTCAAGGTGTTTGGAATACGGACGAGAAACGGGATTGCACCCAACAATGAAACCAATTGAATTAATTTCAAATGAAATGCAAATAAGTTCAAATAAAAATAGTTTAGTTTTTGATTTCTTTTTAGGTTCGGGTTCAACAATGGTAGCAGCACACCAACTTAAACGCAAATGTTACGGAATGGAACTAGACCCTAAATATTGTCAAGTAATAATTGACCGAATGAAAAAACTAGACCCGAGTTTAGAAATTAAACGCAACGGAGAAATATTAAATTAACAGAACAAAAACAAAAAACAATGAGCTTTGAAAAACACGAATTGGAACAAATGGCTATTGAACAAATAAGAAAAAATAAATTGTTTTTTATTCAAGACGTGATTGCATATTTACCTTGTTGCTCTGCAACTTTTTACAATCACGAATTAGAAAAATTAGAAACTATAAAAGACGAACTAACAAAAGTAAAAGTTGAAATAAAAGTTTCAATGCGAAACAAATGGTACAAATCAGATAACGCAACTTTGCAAATGGGTTTAATGAAATTACTTTCAACGGATGAAGAATTACGCAAGTTAAGTATGCAACATAATTTAACCGAAGACTTTACCGAACAACCTTTGTTTGATGTTGATTAAAATGTTTAAAGTAACTACCGCAATTAAAAAAATTTTAACGTTAAAAAAACGAATCAAAATAATTCAAGGCGGAACGAGTGCTGGTAAAACCTTTGGAATCATTCCCGTACTAATAAGCAAGGCTTCTAAACACCCAAACTTAGAAATTAGCATAGTAGCCGAATCAATCCCGCACTTAAGACGCGGAGCGCTAAAAGACTTTATAAATATAATGAAATGGACTAGCCGTTTTTTTGAGGGGCGCTTTAACAAATCTTTATTAAGATACGATTTTAGTAACGGTTCTTACATTGAATTTTTTAGTGCGGACGACTCAAGCAAACTAAGAGGGGCGCGAAGGGATATTCTATACATAAACGAATGTAATAATGTAACCTTTGAAGCGTACAACGAACTTGCAATAAGAACAAAGCGCGAAATATTTTTAGACTTTAATCCTGCGAATGAATTCTGGGTGCATACCGAACTAAAACACGAAGACGATAGCGACTTTCTAATTTTGACGTACAAAGACAACGAAGCACTCGACGAACGAATAGTTAAGGAAATAGAAAAAAACCGCGCTAAGGCAACGACAAGCAGTTATTGGGCTAATTGGTGGCGGGTTTATGGCTTAGGCGAAATAGGAATGCTTGAGGGCGTTGTATTCAGTAATTGGAAAATGATTGACACGATACCGAACGAAGCAAAGTTAATCGGTTACGGATTAGACTTTGGATTCACAAACGACCCGACGGCAATAATAGAAATCTACAATTACAACGGGCAAAGAATAGTAAACGAAATAGTTTATCAAACGGGACTTGTAAATAATGAAATAGCTAAGAAACTACAAAAAAACGTAATTGCTTACGCGGATAGTTCCGAGCCAAAATCAATCGAGGAAATACGAAGAACGGGACAATTAATTAAAGGCGTTACAAAGGGACAAGACAGCGTTAATTTTGGAATTCAAATAATGCAAAGTCAATCTTATTTAGTAACCGCACAAAGCACCAATTTAATAAAGGAGTTACGCGCTTATTGTTGGGATAGGGATAAGACGGGCAAACAACTAAACAAACCGATTGATAATTTTAACCATACTATTGACGCGCTACGTTATCACGAAATGGAATCATTGGGGAAAAGTTCTAACTTTGGAAAATACTCAATAAGATGACAAACGATATTAGCGTAATGGTTGCAGTTGTAGAAGAATACATATACCAACGCAAAGGCGTTAAGGTAAAAATTAATATGTCGGATTCTCGAACGTTCGTTAGACACTTTGAAATGCTTATATACGCTTACGAAGTAGCGGTTGCATATAACAATAAACCAAAAACTTAATTATATAAATATGAAATTAGAACTAACAATTCCAACGGACTTAAACGAAATTACTTTAGGGCAATACCAAGAATTTATAAAGGTAAAGGAGGGGACTAACGATACCGAAATGCTAGCCGAAAAAATGATTCAAATTTTCTGCGGTATTGAATTAAAAGAAATAATAAATATCAAATTTACCGAAGTTGCTAAGTTAGTCGCTCACTTTAATAAATTGTTTTCCGAGACCCCGAAGTTTACACCGACTTTTAAAATAAAGGATATGGAGTTCGGTTTTATACCAGACCTGCAAAATATAAGTTTTGGTGAATACGTAGACTTAGAAGAAAACCTTAAGTCTTGGGAAACTTACCACAAAGCAATGGCGGTAATGTACCGACCAATTAAACTAAAAGTAAAAGATAGTTACGAATTAATTGATTACACTGGTACGGCTGAATTTTCCGATTTAATGAAGTTCGCACCGCTTGGGGTTGTGTTAAGTTCATCGGTTTTTTTTTGGACTTTAGGAAGCGAATTGTTGCAAAGTACGATAGCTTATTTAGAATCGGAGATAGTGAAGAATCCGAAGGCATTGGAGACTTTAGCGAAGGCGCACAATTTGCCAAGCAATGGGGTTGGTATCAGTCAATTTATGCACTCGCTAAGGGAGATGTCACAAAATTTGACGAAGTTACCGAGTTGGGATTACTTAAATGTTTAACTTATTTAACGTTTGAAAAACAAAAGGTAGAAATAGAACAAAGACAATTAAATAAATATTTAAAATGAACGGATTTTACACGGCAATAGACAAACTTAAAACGCACCTTGACAACGACGCGCTCGTAAATTCAGTAAGTGAGGGGGATATTTTTCAAGTTGATTTAGCTAAGCAAACAATTTTTCCGTTAGTTCATATTATGGTTAATTCGTGTGCGTTCGAAGTAAACGTTTTGCGGTTTAATATTTCTTTAATCGCAATGGATTTAGTTGATATATCGAAGTCTGAAAACACGAATGTATATTTAGGCAACGACAACACCCAAGACGCTTTAAATTCAACGCTAGCTATCTTAAACCGCGCGTACGATGTTATGTTACACGGTAGTTTGGCATACGACTTATTCCAGATTGACGGCAACCCAAACTGCGAACCTTTTACGGAACGTTTTGAAAACTTACTAAGCGGATGGACAATGACTTTCGACGTTTTAGTTCCCAACGATATGACTATTTGTTAAGATGGAAAAAAACGAACAACAAATAATTCTTGAACAATTTAGGGACTACGTTATTAAACAAGCGCGTACAAATTTAACACGCTTAAAAAAGAATAGTTCTAAAAAATTATACGATTCAATAAAAGGGGAAATTAAAGCAATGCCGAATTCGTTAAGGGTTTATTTTGATATGGCAGACTACGGATTTTTTCAAGACAAAGGAGTAAGCGGAACTAAAAAGAAATACGACACGCCTTTTAAGTACACAAACAAAATGCCACCGCCCAAAGCGTTTGACAAATGGATTATTAAAAAAGGAATAGCACCACGAAACAAAGCGGGAAAATTTCAAACGCGTAAAGGATTACAATTTGCAATTGCCAGAAGCATTTTCGAAAAGGGAATTAAACCAAGTTTATTTTTTACCAAACCATTCGAACAAGCATTTAAGAATTTACCCGACGAAATGATTGAAGCATACGGCTTAGAAGCTGAAGAAACATTCGATACAATAATGAAAGAAAATTTTAAAACTAAATAGCAATGGCGTTACCTACTCAAGACCATATTTTTGTCCGCAGTCCGTTTATAATTCAAGTCGATGACCCAACAC